TAACTGCTCAACCACAATTTAGATTAATGATAGGAGATCAATTTAAAGGATGGTTAGGAAGAACGTACGGAATTTTTGAAAATAGATCAGCCATTCCTTTTTTAAATTATAAACCGGCAGAAGAAGCTTTTAATAAAGTAGTTAATATATTTATGAGACAAAACAGAAAAGCTATTTCAAGAGCAGAAGCTCAAGGAACTACACCTCCTACTCCTTTAACTAAAGAACAAGCGGAGTGGGAAGTAGATACTATTTTAAAAAACGCTACGCAAGGGGACAAAGATATTTTAAAAATTATGAAGGACACTGAAGTAACAAGAGCTTTAAGAGTTCCAACCTTTAATATTAATACAAACTTTGTAAAAGATTCTGTAGCAGCGGACCTGGCTAAGACAGATATGTTTACAAAAAGATTAGAACAAGCAGTAACTAAAGGAAGATATGCAACCATTGGTACCGAAGGTCTTCCAGTAAAAACGGTTATAGGTAAAGGAAGTAAAGCATTTAGAGAATTATTTGGAGAGATGAAAGATGTCAGACAAAAAATGCTACATGGTACCGAACGGTTATCCATGGTGGCTAGAAAAAATGAATTCTTAACGAACCTGGTAGAAAGATCGGCAAGAAGACAAAGGGAATGGGATGCATTAACACCTGAGCAAAGAGCAACAGCTGCAGGTGGCAGACCATTCTTGTTTCCCACAGAAGCATTAGCAAGAGCTACATTAAATAATGTAGACGTAGCTAAATACGAAGCCAAGCCAGCTGGTTCTGCATGGGGAGAGACAGCAGCACAAAACCCTATTATTAATTCGTTCCCTGATGGAGCCTGGATGGAAAGATCACTAGCGGAAGCATTAGATACTACACAGAAATCTTTATTTAATAATAAAACAGTAGGTTTCCTGTATGATTCTTTATTTTTATTTCCTAAAGCTACATCTCAATTTGCTAAGACTGTGTTCTCACCTATCACTCACGCAAGAAACTTTTTTAGTGCTGCTACTTTTCAAACAGCCAATGGTATTTGGTTTGAAAACCCTAAGACATTAGCCGCTGCATGGAGAGATGCTTTTGGTGCTCTTCAACCTCAAAGTATAAAACAAAATAGTAAACTAGCTCAAGAGCTTTATGAAGAAGCAGTAGAATTAGGAGTGACTAATACTAATGCAAGAGCTGGAGACATGATGAGACTATTTCAAGACGTAGGAAGCACGTTCGGCCAAGGAAAATTAGCTACAGATCGTCTAACTAAAATGATGTTACAACCTAACTGGGCTAAGAAGTTTGCTAAGTGGAGTCAAGATATGTATGTAGCAGAAGATGATTTCTGGAAACTAGGTAACTGGGTAATAGAAAGATACAGATATAAGAATGCATATAAAAAAGCTTTTGATAAAGGTTTAATTAAAGAGATGCCTACGGATAAACAACTTAAATCAATGACAGCAGACATTGTTAGAAACACGGTACCTAACTATGAATATGTTCCAGAGTTTATTAGAAGTTTAAGAAAACTTCCTGTTGGAAACTTTGTATCATTCCCTGCAGAAATTTTAAGAACGTCTACAGGTATTGTTCAACAAGCTGTAAAAGAAATTAACAATCCAATTACTCGAGCCATTGGAATGAAAAGACTAGCTGGGTTTGCAGCCACTACAGCTGTAGTCCCACCAACAATGGTTGAAATGTTTAAAACAATTTATGATTACACTGACGATGAACTTGAAGCATTAAAAAGATTCTTACCTGACTGGTCTAAGAACTCTACCATCTTACCTATGAGAGATGAAGAAGGTAATTTAAAATACATAGACTTTAGTCATGGCTTTGCTTATGACACAGTTACAAGACCCGTTCAAACTGTATTAAATATGGTAGCCCAAGGGGAGACAGATGAAAAAACTTTAATGGAAGGATTCATGAAAGGGTTAGCCACTTCAACTAAAGAGTTAGGTGCTCCATTTATTTCTGAATCTATTTGGACTGAAGCATTCTTAGATGTAATCAGAGGTGGGGGAAAAACTAAAGACGGAAAAATTTTATACACTGATGCTACACCTATGGGGGAAAGAGTATCAGCAATCATGGCTCACCTTGTTAGAGCACAAGCTCCCTTCTCTGCTCAACAAATGATTCGTTTAGGTTTTGCTGCTAAAGGAGAACCAAGTAAAACTGTTGGACCATTTAGAGGAACAGGAGAAACTTATCAACTTACTGATGAAGCTTTAGGTTTTACAGGTTACAGACCGGTACCTATTGACCCTGCAAGAAGTTTAGATTTTATGATGAGTGCATACCAAAGATCCATTAGAGATGCACGTAGAGAATTTAATTCTAAACTATTAAGAGGAGAGCCGATTGAGCCTCAAGATATAATTGATAGATATATTATTGCTAACAAAGCTAAGTGGGAAGCAATGAAAGATATGTCTTTAAATATTACAGCTGGTCAAGTGTTAGATGTACCTGGATCAGAATTAGTTCCAGTGCTAGGACGTATTTCTAAAAAGGATGCGGCTGCTTTATTACAAAATAAATTTATTCCATTTAATATTTCAGACGATGTTAAAGAAGTATTCCAACAGAATGCTGACGAGCTAGGAGTACTTAACCCTTATACTGAAGCTGAATATGGGATTGAAGATCTACAAAAAATGATGCAAGAATTATCATTAGATATGGAAACTTTTCCAGACCTAACTGACATATATAATTTTGGTGCACCACCAATGCCCCAAACTAACCTACAACAAACATCATCTGGTGCAAGTAATATAAATCCCCAGATTTATCAACGTCCTGCGCTTACTTTAAGCCCAATTACAGGCTTGACACAGACACAGACTGCGTTACTATCTCCCGGTGACCAAGTATTGGCACAAAGATTAAATAGGAACAGGTTAACATGACGCCCAGAACAACTAGAGAATCTATTATTAGTTTAGAAGGCCACATCACAGGATTAAAACGTGATGTGAGTAATATCAAAAATAATGATTTGCTACATATACATCAGGACATGGACAAATTGGGCGGCAAGATAGACAAAATCTATTGGGTATTATTAGCGACGGTGGGGGCTGTTGCACTTCAACTTTTTAACACATTTATTACATAATGAATCTTTCACGTAACTTTAGCTTGCAAGAGCTTATCAAATCAGACACAGCAATACGTAAAGGTATTGATAATAATCCTAACTCGGATCAGATAGAAAAATTAAAAGCACTATGCGAAAATATTTTACAGCCAGTGCGTGATCACTTCGGCAGAGTTAAGGTGACTAGCGGATACCGAAGCCCAGAATTGTGTACTGCTATCGGCAGCTCAGTCAACAGCCAACATGCCCGTGCAGAAGCGGCGGATTTTGAAGTGATGGGCACAGACAACGCTGAACTTGCTGACTGGATTCATTCGAACCTATCTTATGATCAATTGATCCTCGAGTACTACACTCCTGGCGAACCCAACTCGGGCTGGATCCACTGCAGTTACATACCAGAAGGTAGCCGTGCACAATTTATGCACGCATACAGACAAGAAGGAAAGACAAAATACAAACCCATTATTGGAAAGGCGACGGACTTAATCTAATGAAAAAAACATTTTCACAACACATGCAAGATCTAACTAGCTGGTTTAATAGATATGAATTACAGTATAGAGTCTTAATGCTTCTTGCAGTTATCTATTTACTAGTTACTCATCACATCACTTGCTAATCTTAAAGGAGGGAACCTATGATTGTTTCTTTTTACAACAGGCTAAATGCATTGTTAAATAACCACCAAGGTTTGGTGCTATTTGTCATGCTGGTCGCTATCATTATAAAATAAGTGATTTAGGATTTTTGCGCGCCCCACGCGTATATCCTACTAAATCCATGATTTAAGTTCTTCGCCCATTACCTTGGAAGCAATATTTACTTTCTTTTTAAGGGCTTTGACTATTTTGTTGTCTACTGTATCTTCAGCAATAATGTCGATATAGGTAACTGGACGTTCTTGACCAATACGGTGAATACGGTCTTGTGACTGTAATCGTTTTTCTAGATCATACCCATTTGAGTAGTAAATCATGGTTGATGCAGCAGTCAGCGTAATTCCATATCCACCGGTTGCAGGAGTTCCTACCAGGAATCTTACGTTTTCATCATTTTGAAATTTACGAATATTGTCTTGTCTTTCTTCTTGCGGAGTTAAGCCATAATAGTCGACCACGGACCCCGGACCATATTCTTCTACAATTGCTTTAATAATGGAAGTAATATCATATTGGTAATGAGCCCATATAACAACTTTACCTTCTATTTCATCTAACACATTCATTAGCTCCGTAATTCTATTATTTTTTATAGTTTGAGTGGTACCATCATCAGCTTTAAAATGACCACAAGTAATTTGTTGTAATCTCATTAATTGAGTAAGAACAGTGGCCGTAGTAGTGACTTTACCATTAAGATAAGCCAAAGCTTCTTCTTTCATTTGTTTGTAAATTTTTAATTGATCAGGAGATAAAGAAATCATTCTTTTCATAAATGTTTTTTTAGGAAGATCCAAACAATCTTCTTTTAATACTCTATAAGAAAAGTCTTTAAGTTTATCTGATAACTCTCCTAAATTTTTATAACCAGCCACTACTTGTACTTGTCTTCCCCCAAATCTCATTGTTTTCATTTCTGCATACCTATTTCTAAACGAATAATAAGAAGCAAAATTTAATAACCAAGGACTCAAAAATTCACATTGAGTATAAAGGTCTAATGGGTTTCTTGTGACAGGAGAACCAGTAAGAATTCTTCTATACTTAGAGTATTCCGCTAATTTTAAAATATTTTTAGTTCGTTTAGCTTTAGGATTTTTAATAGTGGTTGATTCATCAATAGCCATTAAAGCACTGTGACACGATAAAAACCTATAAGCAAAATTAGTTCCTTTAGGGGTACTTAAAGCTTCTACATTCATAACTAAAATATGAAGAGAATTTTCTGTTTGAAATAACTCAGTTAATTTATCGTCTTGTGTTTTTGTAATATTAGCTTGCCATAAAACTGCCTTATTTTCGACATGATTAGGTAAATGTTGTGGAACTTCTTGTTCATACCAAGTTTTAATAACTCCTTTAGGAGCAATAATTAATACTCCATTAATTTTACCTTTATCATAAAGCATAGAAATATTGTCTATAAGCACCTTAGATTTACCGGTACCCATTTCCATAAAATATGCAAAAGTTTCTTTATTCCACGATTTTTCCAACGCTGTCAATTGATGAGCGTATGGCTTTGTTTTAAATTTATAATTCATAATTTTTATTTTTTCTTTCTTGACTTCTATATATACATGGTTATATTGTTTGTCAATGAGAAAGATACAACAAGATGTTTTTAGTAGTTTAAAATGTGGACCCTCTCCAGATCAACATGATCCGGATGCAGTAGTTTACGTTATTCAGGAAATTCCTGGTACTAAAGAAGGAAGACCTAAAATAAATATTATGGGTGCAGCAGGATATGGAAAATTAAAATTTTTATTACCCGAGCTTTCACAAATTATATTTTCTCCTGGTCCTTTAATTTATAAATTAAGACAAGGACTTAAAAATATTTCTAAAAAAGATTATTTATTATTGACTGGAGATCCAGCCATAATTGGAGTAGCTTGTTCTATCGTTTCAGAAAATACAAATGGAAAATTTAAATTGTTAAAATGGGATAAACAAGAAAGAAAATATTATCCTATTGAAATTAATCTACACGAGAAAGGAGAAATTGATGGCAATTGATTTTGAACAAGACCAACAAGATATGTTGGATAAAACACAGCACGTTGATAAACTTGCTGATAAAATAAAGCAATTGGAAGCTTTACAGGCTCGTCTTGATTTACAAGAAGAGAATATGAAAAATACCAAAAAAGAATTGGAGCATTTATCAGGAGAAGTAATTCCAACTATGATGTCTGAGATGGGTTTATCTCAACTTAGACTAGCAGATGGATCTTCCGTAGATGTAAAGCCGCAATATAACGCTACAATTACACAGGCGAATAAAGAAGCGGCATTTAACTGGCTTCGTAACAATGGACTAGGAGATATAATCAAAAACGAGATACTCGTATCTTTTGGTCGTAACGAGGATAACAAGGCGGCTGATTATGCCGAACTTGCAAAGAGTAATGGGTTTGAACCGACACAGAAGTTGAAGGTTGAGCCCATGACTCTAAAAGCGCTAGTCCGTGAGCGTATTGAGGCAGGGAAACCTTTGCCAGCGGAAATTTTCAACGTATTCGTTGGAAATAAAACCACAATAAAAAGGAAACAATAAACATGAAAAATGAAACAAACGTTGCAGTACGTGAAACTGCCGGTGCATTGTCTTCAAATTTATTTGAAGCAGATGCAAACAAAGGATCACAGAATATAGAGCAGGACGATCTTGCATTGCCCTTCTTAAAAGTTCTGGGTCATTTATCACCGGAGATCAACAAACAGCATGCGAAATACATAGAAGGTGCACAACCTGGTATGATTATCAACACTGTTACTAAAGAGTTGTTTAAAGGTGAAGAGGGGATTGATGTACTTCCAGTCTTTTATAAAAGACAGTACATTGAATGGCAAGATAGAGGAGCTAGTATGGGCGCACCCGTGAACATATATGAAGCTTCCGATACATTGCCTAAAACTCAAAGAAGCAAAGATAACAAAGATAGATTAGCTAATGGTAACTATTTAGAAACTACAGCAAGTCACTTTGTAATTCTTCTAGGTAAAACTCCAACCACTGCATTGATTTCAATGAAGGCCACTCAACTCAAAGTGAGTAGAACGTGGAACTCATTAATGATGGGAATTAAAATGCAAGGCAAAAATGGATTGTTTACACCGCCAACTTACAGCCACATTTATACTTTAAAAGCTGTTCAAATGTCTAATGACAAGGGAACATGGTTTGGTTGGGATGTGTCTTTAAAAGGACCGGTTCAAGACAAATCTATTTATGAAGTAGCTAAAAACTTTTCTGAAAGAGTTAATAAAGGAGAAGTTGAAGCCAAACATGAGTCAGGCATAGAACCCAAAAAGGAAATTAATTTATAATTTCGATATTTCTAGAAAGCGAGAGTAGACTAGAAAAAAAGATTAAGGGGTTCCGCGGGACCCCTTGATCAGAAGTGGATTTATGTTGGAACAAATGAATAATACAGCGCCGGTTACCTATGAACAATGGATAGATTTAGGAAGAATCATTATTCCGTGCATGAAAGGCACTCCAATAGTCAAGGATTGGACTCACCCCAATTTTAAAATTACTAAAGAACAGTGGAAAAATAGTTATTCTCATTGTGAAATAGCTTTGAGATTAGATGAAGATATTGATTTAGATATAGATAATGAATTAGTTAAAAGATTTGTAGGAAGATATGTTAAATCTCTTAACGCAATTTCTGGAAGAAATGGAAACCCTAACAGCCATTACTGGTGGAAGGGACAAATAGAATTTACTCAATTTAAACTACCAAAAGAATTAAAAGCTCAGTATCAAAACTTACCTCATGGATCTATGTTATGTGAGTTAAGAAATGGAAGTGATCGTTATACTATTGTACCCGAATCTAAACACAGTAAAGCGAACGAGACGGTACATTGGGAAAAATTTATTAGTATAAATAAATATATAGGCAATTTAAGAGAAGATATAGGTAAAGTAGCTTTATCTGCAGCCTTGTGTTTATTATACGCACCTCAAGGACAAAGAGATACTTATTGTAGTGCTATTGCAGGAGTACTTCTTAAACATACTACATGGGACGTGGCTGATATAGATGAGTTTGTTTATAATTTAGCCTACGAATCTAATGATGAAGAGTATTCTAAACGAATGTCTAAGGGAACAAGTGGACAGAAAGCAACTAAAAATTTAGGGATTCCAAAGTTAGCAGAAATTATTGGTTGCTCTAATGCAGCGGTGTCAGAAATTTTTAGCTGGGTTGGAGCAAAGCATGTAGCAGGAAAAGAAATTGCTGAAGAATCTATTGGAGATATTATTGAGTATGGAAGTGATAGGTACATTGTAAAAGTTAATGCAATGGTCAACGACCAATTAGTAGAAAAAGAAATATTGGTAGATGGACCTACCTTAATGAAACAACAATTATTTTATGATCAAGTGATTAGCCAAGCTTCAGTCTGGATTCCTAAAATGAAACCTTCTGATTTTGAAATTATAATGAGAAAAAAATATGAACTTAGAACTCAATCTAAAGATTATGTAGAAGAAGCAAATAAAGATTTAATTTTTATTAAACATTTTAAAAATTATATAAGACAGGTTAAAGCTTTTACAGATAAAAAAGAATTAGCTAACTATCAATTACCTTATTATAATCCTAATACAACTGCACTAGAATTTAATTTAGATGCATTTGAAGATTATTTAGAAAGCAAGAAAGTTAATATAGAAAGAGTAGACTTAGTATTAAAACTACAAAGAATTTTAAAAGCAAGAAAGAATAGAGGGAAATGGAAGGGAAAATCCTGTGTGTCATGGCGTATAGAGAACGCAGAAATTGCTAAAGAAGATATGATTTTAGAAGGGGAATTTAAAGAGGTAACTAATGAATCCTAGATTTGTAGCAGGTCCTCCAGGTACCGGTAAAACTCACGAGTTTATTGTGGATTTATATAAAGATTTATTAAACAATTATTCTCCAGAAAACATAATAATACTGTCACATACTAATGTAGCAGCTGATGAAATTAGAGATGCTATTTTAGAAATTCCCCAAATGAAAGAAAGAGGATTAAGAAAAAAATTTTTTAAATATAGAATCTGTACCATTCATGCTTATTGTAAAAACAAAGTTCCGTTAAAGGAAAAATTTGATGACGATGTAGATCATCAAAATTTAATTCAACTTAATAAACGTTTTTTTAGCACTGAAAAAAATTTAGAGAAGCACGGCTTTTACAAATATGTAAAAGCAGCTAGGGGAAGAGGTTTAAGTCTAGAAGAGTTTTGGAAAAAATGTTATTCATTAGACTATAAGCCTTACAATAATATTTCTTTATTAAAAGAATTGTATGAAGTCTACGTGGATTATAAAAAAAGATATAACATCTGTGACTTTGAAGATATGATTGAAGACTTTAATGAAGTAGCTAAAGATCCTCTCATTGATGTGTTGATTATTGATGAAGCGCAAGACAGTAATGTACCTCAAATGAAAGCCATACATAAAATGGCCCGTAATGTAAAAGACGAACACTTTTATATGGTAGGGGACGCAGATCAAACTATTTTTGAATTTGCTGGCTCCAATGCTCATTACTTTCATACTCTTTCTGCTAAACCTTTTAAAGAATTAGAAAGAGGCAAAAGATGTAGTAGAGTTGTTAATGAAAAATGTAAAGAAATTATAAAACCTTTGTGGGATAAATATGAGTACACCAGGGTATGGACCCCAGCTGTATATACAGAAAGACATGGTAAAGGGAAGATCGGGGAAGTTATTGAAGGCAATGGATACTTTTTACCTCATCTAGGTCCTTCTCCTCATATGGATATTTTGTTAGATAAAATAAAAAATACCAATGAAACATTCTTATTTACATTTCGAGGTACACCCAGCGATAAAAACATAAGAGAATTTTTTATTAACAATGCAATTGAGTTTTCTCACATAGAGAATTCTGCCTTTGTTCCTAAAAAAGAATTAAAAGCTCATTACTTTTGGCCTAAATTTTTAGAAGGTCAACCAATGAGTCTTAAACAGATTAAAGAGTTTTGGGAGTATTTATCTAGTATAGTTAAAATAAAAGGAAAAGGAGACGTTAAACATTTTGAAGATTGGATTAAGCAAGACTACACTGTTGATTATTTAATTGAAAAAAAATTTTTAAAACCAGAGTGTAAACAACATCCAGATTTAGATTTAATTAGAAAGAAGGTTCACAATTTTGATTCTAGAATGATCTACATAAAAAAATTATTAAAACAAGGAGTAGATTTTAATAATGAAATTCGTGTTAAATATGGTAATATACATACCATTAAAGGATTAACTTTTGATAATGTAATAGTTGATCTTAGTATGACTCGAAGAGAAGATTATTATGTTCAACTAAGATTAAAGTATACTGCATACAGTAGAGCTATTTATGATTATTGGACATTAAATGCAAGAAGTCAATTTACATTAGGAGCAAGATGAAAGAAAAAATATATAAAAAGCAGGTGGGCGGGGACCACTACAAAAACATGGTTATTCAACCATCAGAATTTATTAATAGAAATAATATTCCGTTTGCCGAGGGAAATGCAATTAAATATTTGTGTAGGCACAAGCAGAAAAATCAGAAAGAAGATTTATTAAAAGCAAAACATTATATTGACATGGCTATCGATAGAGACTATCCTGAAGAAGTGAAAGAAGAAATAAAAGAAAAGAAAAATTCGTGGGGGATTACTAAGTAATGTGTATTCCTGAAGTTGCAGATTTAGATTTAAAAGGAATTGATACAATTGCCATTGACTTGGAAACTTATGATCCTAATTTAAAAACTAAAGGCTCGGGTGCAATTAGAAAAGATGGTTTTGTTTGTGGTATAGCTGTTGCAACTTCTAAACAAAAATTATATTTTCCAATTGCTCATGCAATGACAAGCAATTTAGATCCGGATGAAACCTGGGAACTCCTTAACAAAAAAGTCTTTAAAAACAATGGTTTACGTAAAGTTTTCCATAATGCAATGTACGATATTTGTTGGATTCGATCGGTCCTGGGTGAAATGCCTGCAGGAGAAATAGTTGACACCATGATTGCTGCATCAGTAATCGATGAAACTAAAATGAAATATTCTTTAGATGCACTTAGTAAAGAATATTTAAAAGATGCAAAATATAAATATGACTTACAAGAAAAAGCGTTGATTGAATTTGGTATTAAAGATCCCATGTCTAACATGCATAAACTTTCTTATGAATTAGTTAAAGACTATGCACTTCAAGATGTTAACTTAACACTCAATCTATGGAATTTATTTGAAAAAAAATTAGACGAAATTATATACCCTCCGAAGCAGAAAAGTCTACGAAAAATTTTTACTTTAGAAACAAAATTATTTCCTTGTTTAGTTGACATGAAATTTAAAGGAGTTAAAATAGATGTCCAAAAAGCAGAGCACTTTGGTAAACGTTTAGAAAAACGTAGAGATAATTTAATTAACATTATAAAAAAAAGAACTGGTGTAGATTTACAAATTTGGGCTGCAGCTTCTATTAAAAAATTATTAGATCATCAACAAATTAAAGATTATAAAAAGACTCCTAAGTCGGGAATGCCACAACTTCCTAAAGAATATTTAAAAACTCATCCTAATAGATTCCTGCGTATGGTAGTTAAAGCTAGAGAGTGTGATAAAGCGAAGAGTGCATTTGTTGAAGGACTGTTAAGTTTTGTACATAATGGAAGAATACATGCAGACATAAATCAAATTAGATCTGATCAAGGAGGAACGGTGACTGGAAGATTTTCTATGTCAAATCCTAACTTACAACAGATTCCAGCACGAGGATACTATGGTAAAAAGATGAGAGAATTATTTATTCCTGAAGAAGGATGTACCTGGGGAAGTTTTGACTACTCGCAACAGGAACCACGGATCGTGGTACACTATGCATTGAAGCTTGAACTCCCTGGCACTGACGAATTAAAAAAAGAATTTGATGGGGACAACGCTGATTTCCATCAGATAGTAGCCAACATGGCCCACATACCACGGAACACGGCCAAGACTATTAATCTTGGTCTGTTCTATGGTATGGGAAAAATTAAATTACAGAAAGAATTAGATTTATCTAGAAACGATGCTAATGAATTATTTAAAAAATATCATAGTAAGGTCCCCTTTGTAAAACAACTATCTCAAGATTTAATCGAATTTGCTGAGACTCATAAACTTTTATTTACTCTTGAAGATAGGTTTTGTCGTTTTAATAAATGGGAAACAAGAGATAGAGAATGGAACAATGAAATTAATAGATACGAGCCAGTTCCTATTCTTACATTAGAAGAAGCTAAGGTAGCATACAAAGCAGAATTATTAGAAAAAGTTGCGGATGATAAATTAGATCCTAACTATATGGATAATTTTAAATATCATTACAAACCAGCATTTACTTACAAAGCATTAAATAGATTAATACAAGGATCCGCAGCTGACATGACTAAAAAAGCTATGGTAATGTTGTATGAAAAAGGTATACTCCCGCACATTCAAATACACGATGAATTATGTTTGTCGGTAAAAAATGAAGAAGATGCTTCTTTAATTAAAACTACAATGGAAGAAGCAATTCCTCTTCTTATAAAAAATAAAGTTACTTATAAGAAGGGAAATAGTTGGGGCAGTATTAAATAGGAGGAAACTATGAACAAACAAATAGAAAAAGCTAAAGATTATATTGAACACTCTTGGCTTATGCACAGAGAGTATATAATTGGTGGTGTTGTTGGTTTTATAATCGGCGCAATTATATTTTAGGTATGTATGGCATATCTAAACGCAAATATACCTGTGATGTATGCACAAATCAGGAGAGAGTATCTCTATGATCTTAAAAAACATCATGGTGAAGTTGAAGACTGTGTTATCTTTGGGATGGCATCTATCACAGGACGTCCAATTCTTTTTCACGCTATTATGGAGAACGGTGCTGTCTTTTATCGTCTCCCCATTTCAGCCTTTATTCAACGAGGTTACGACCCCAAAGAAGTCCCGAAAATGCGATTGGATGAGCTGCAGCTTTGGAATTGCTTTAGTTATTATCCTGCTGTTACTTCTTATGATATCTTAGATGGCCAAGCCGGCAAATATATAGGAAAAGATAAGAAATGGTACTATGGTGCTTACTTATTTACTATTGATTTTGCCCATCCAGATAGTAATATAGTAGATACAGATCATTCTGAAATTCCGCACGA